CATTGATAGTCGCAAACGCTTTTCCTCTTTCATACACCCATTATACACATTGGCTCCATTGGCGCAAGTGGTCATTTGTAACTAAAAGTGGATAACTCTCATTTCCTATTAGGGGTTGGGGGACACGTTATCCCCACATTGCTTCTTCACTTGCGATTCATAGATGATATAGTAGTGTTCATGGCACAGTCGTTATCGACAGTTGAAAATTGCACGCAGAGCGGAGCAACGATTGTGCCAACAATTTCTGCTCTGCGTATAGTGTTTAACTAGACCGCCTTCACGGGCGGTTTCGTCGTTTATAAAACAGAATAGCACTTAAGGTGCGGTCGTGGGGTTAGCGGAACGACCTTTAAGCATTGTCCGCAGCATCGACGCTCATACCCGAGCAGTATCGACTTCCCAGCCTATCCTATTAGCAGTAATGGGGGGCTGGGGGGCATCTCTTCTCTCCCCAAGCAGTATGGAAAATAAAGAATATAGTGTAGTAAAGAGTATAAAGAAAGCTAAGATACCGAATAGAGCTAGAGAGAATTGTTCTCTAGTGTTTGGTAGTCTTAAGAATTACAATGCAGGAAAGCCTTTTAAGGAAATAGTAAATGCGGCTCCTGTGCAAATGCTTTCTTTAAAGAATCGTTCTAAGAAAGTGAAGACAAAGAGAGTCGAAAGAAAAGCTGAATATGAAGCGGCGCTTTCTCGGATAAAAGCACAATTCACTCCTGAATCAGTATCTAAGCTGGGGAAAAAGGGAAAGAGGAAGTTCAAGCATCTATTTACTGATTATGAGTGGCCGATTTTCTGTTGGTATGTGAAATCTTGCAGGCGCGGACATAAGCGCCAGATAAGGAAGGTGAAGAAACATAAGGTGAGCACGCGGCAGATATATGATAATTTTATCAATTCATCCGAATGGGCTGCAATCAAAAATAGATATTGGCGCACCCATTCAAGGACTTGCGCTGTATGCAGTACCTCTAAGTACATCCATCTGCACCATATGGTCTACGGACAATTCGGACAGGAAAAGGATGACGACCTGATTCCTCTATGTCGGGAGCATCACGACGAATATCATGCTCAAAACGGCACTCAAAGGAATATGAAGCGCCGCACTATGGAGTTCATACAGCAGAAGCTCGCTAAGCCAATGCTAAGCAATCGCTAAGCACCCTTCAATGTAACCCCTACAGGTAGACGGTTAGATGTGATATAATAAAGTTATATGGAACAACGATGCCCAAATTGCGGTTATTGCCCACACTGCGGAAGGAGTAATAATCCTTTTAATAACTATCCGCTACAGAATCCTCTTTGGCTACAGAATGCTGTTTGGTGTCAGCAACAGCAAGGAATAGCGGGCGCACAAATAGGAATGCCACCACAAGGAACCTTTCAAGGAGGAAATACAAACGGTTAGAGACCGTCTTTTCCTGTTAAAGGATGGATAGGTTTGGCATTATTATGCGGCCGGATTTCGTTAGGTAGATATCCTGTGCGTCATCAATCCTCCTTTGCTCGATAAGGTGTGTAAAATCCCACGCAATATGGATACCACCAATCTTTACATGGCCTTTCAAAGACTTCTCCCAATCTTTATTATCAAAGGTTCCAGGGCTCATATTCTAAAGGGAAGATAACTCTTGTTTAAGTGCTGCAATTTCGACCTTCCAATTCATCTTGCTCGCTTTCCATGAGGCATGTTGGCATCTATCCCAGAGTTCGACTGTTTCTTTTGGGAGGATTGTTTTGATGAGCGCATCGTATTGCTCTTTGTGCCATTGCTTGAATCCTCCATGACAGGGCCTACACAGACATACAATGAGCCTTGTATCTGCAAAAGTTGCGCTATTGGCACGGGTGATAAGATGGTCTGCTTGCATAACCGCTTTACCGATTTCTCCCCCGCAGTGCCGTACATGACGTAAAATGCAGCCACCATCTCTTTTGATGACGATTTCTCGGACAAGACGCTGGATTTCTCTTTTGTCTTTCGCTGTCTCAGTGATAGCTTGTCTTCGCATTTCTTCATATTATATCACTTTAGGGATTTTGGTCATAGGATTCTGTAGGTTATATTATGAGCTTCCATTTCCTTTCTACAAGGTTCACAAGCGTATGTATGGCCTATAAGGTATAGATGTCCACCATCAATATCTTGGACAGCCTTAAACTCTGCATGGTTATGGTAATTACACCCTTCACACAATTCATATCCCTCACCAGTTGGATAACCTTCTCTTAGGCATGGGGAATGTTCATTTGTAGCATAGGAAACCAATAATCCATCTTTGACTACGACTGCGATTACCTTTCTCATATAAGTGATTTAGTGTGATTCCATTCTTTCTGCGACCATTCTAGGATGTGTTTTCCAAGCTCCGGCTCTGTAATGTCCTTGAGCATAAGTCTCTTATCAATACCAGTATATTTTGAGAGGTCAAAACCTTTATGTTCTTCTAGTTCTTTAACTGTAGCTCCATGTTTGCGTTCCCCATTTTTATAGTTTGATGGGAATGAGAAGTTAGTCCAAAAATAGTGTCCCCCCATCTCAGTTGGTCGTATCAATGGTTCATACCAGCTTATGACATTCTCCACACAATATTTACCTTTGAAGAAGTGTTTGAGGAACAATATTTCTTGATAGAGGGACATTTCAGGGTATTTTGGCCTTTGCTTTCCAGGATATTTCTCAAAATCAGTTCCTTTAGCGATTGCATATCTTGCTTTTGAATGTGTGGGACAAGGGGGACTGCTCCAGATGAAATCAAACTCCTTGTAATGTTCAAGCAAGTATTCGTGCGCGTCAGCGACTACAATCTTGTCATTGGGCCAGAAGTCAGAAGTTGGTTTCATTGATGTGCAAGAAATAAATGGCGCGAAAAAACTTCTCTACTTCGTCGAACAAAGCATGAAATCACCTTCTAAGTCTCCCTCTAAAGTAAAAGAGATATGAGATTCCAATTCAAAGACAAGAATATAGGGGAATTGATTGGGAAGACGTTTTATAAGTATGTTAAGCCTTCCCGACATCTTTATAGAAAGTTAGACGCTTGGGGCATTAACCTGAAAGTCTTTGACAAACTGCCACCTGACGGGATTCTGCGCCTCAAGGATACAGAAAATAATGTGGTCTATACTACCACTGTAGCGAGAATGAAGTGGGGGCTCAAACTCGAACATAAACCATTCGGCTGGCAGATTCTTCTTCCTAGAAAACTATGGGATATAGAACGAGAAGGAAAAGTATATCCAAGCGATATAGCCAATCAAAACACCCTTTTGCATGAATGGTTTGATACCTACCCTGTAAATGTATGATATTATTAAATTAATTACTAAAAATATGAAAAAGATAATAATTGGACTTTTTATTGCAGCTACTCTCCTCCCATCGTTGACGTTTGCTGATACTGGCAATGCAACACTGATTGCTTTACTAGAACAGTTAGTCCAGACTCTTGAGAACGAAATAGCACAGATTCAAGCCTCCCAGACACCCATAGCACCGGAAATCACTATTGCCACTTCTACACAAGACACCACGCCACTCTATGGCTCAATAGGTGTTACTCAAGTAGCGCCACAAATGGTGGCTCAATCGACCTCAACAGATGCAACACCACAACAGACGCCGAAGTTGTACGGTTCAGTTCAAACAACTACCTGTAATCCCTCATTGCAAAATATAAACACCGAAACGAGGGGAGATAATATGATTGACGTATCTTTTACCTTCTCTGACGGTTGTTCTATTCCCACTGGAACGAATGAAAGATGGTACATAACGGATTTGACAGGTAATAGGGGAAGTGGTTTTGGTTCCGTAAACAAGACACCAATGGATTTTTATTCTGATGCAAAAAGCATTGATACATCAGGATTAATAGGAAAGTTTAAGAGTTTTGAAACTGGCACAACAACTCTATATCTGCAGGTAAATGTGGGAAATGAAACTATTTCTAGTCCCCTAACAACAATCAATCTATGAACCCTGAAGAATACTCACCAGACCAAAGGAAAGATATTGAGGAGCGAGTAGAGAAGGCGAAGAATCTTCTCGCTAATCTCCAACTCCAACCAGCAGTCATCATGCAGCCAGTAAACATGGGAGATGATGTTTTTGGAATGAAACCAATACCATATTTACAGGATATACGATATACTTCCCCTATTAGTAAACAGGATGTTGCATGATACTCCAAAGACTCAAGAACCTCTGGGAACTTAGCAAATGGCAACCCTTACCAGAAAATCCTGAAGAACGTAAGGAATGGCTACCTAAGACCATTGTTTCACCAGGAATCGTCAAGAAGCCCAATCAATCCCCTTTCATTCCCTACATCAAAATCACTCCCGCACAGGAGATTATCAATCAGGGAAAAACACAATGAATATCAAGCCATTTGGGAATCGCATTTTAATCAAGCCTGTCGAGAAGAAACAAATACTTGTTTCAGATGATGGCACTCTCAATGAATATGGCGAAGTGATTGCAGTTGGTGATGATGTAAAGGTAATCAAGGTAGGAAATAAAGTGGGCTTCTCAGTATTTGGGGTGGAAAAACTAATAATAGAGGAAGAAAAGTTCTATTTCCTTCAAGAATCTCCCGAGTTTTTACTAGGTACGATACTCGAATGAACTTCGACAACTCCCGATGCAAAGGTCGTTACCTGCATAAGTTCATCACACTTCGAGGAAGCTCCGATGCAGTGGAAGAAAGGTGTGTGAAGTGTGGAAAACGTCATATAATCAAGCTAGTCAAAGGTGAGCCGAACATTATAGAATACTCAAGGTGGCATATGAGAGAGTTCCTGATTCCACAACACCCTTTATTTAATTCCGAGTTCCAAAGAATATGAAAGCAGACAATATCTATGTTGATGCTCTTCCCCGTCTTGCTGAAGGGATACGCAAGGCAAACCAGGTCGTTTCTAAGACGATGGGCCCCAAAGGAACCAATGGAATGCGGCAACTAGGTATCTATCCATATACTGAAATATCTAATGATGGAGCTACGCTCATCAAATCAATCGAACTCGCAGACCCTATAGAAAGCATGGGGCTCTCCCTTCTTAAAGAGGCAGCAGATAGGAGTAATAACAACTCGGGGGATGGGTCTACGACCACCTGTGTTTTACTTAATGCAATACTTGAGGAAGGAATTAAAAGCCAGAACAATACCCTAGAAATTAAACAGAGCCTAGATGAATGTTTACCAATAATCGAAGCATCTATACATGACCAAACCAAACAAATCACCGTTGAGGACATCCCGGCAGTCGCATTGGTGGCGGGGGAAATCAATGAAATCGCCGATATCCTTGGTAAAATATACAGAGATATTGGAAAGGATGGAATCATCCACCTCGAAGGTTCTGGTACTTACAGCACTACCTACAATCTCATCGAAGGAGTTAGATTTGTCGATACTGGCTTCCTCTCTCCTTACATGGCATATAACGAAGATGAAGGGAAAGAAGGCAAAAAGGCGCTCTACCACAAACCGGCAATCCTCGTCACGAAGAACAAAATCAGCCATGTAAAGGATATCGACCCGATACTTCAAGCGGTCATCGCACAAAATATGAAGACTCTTGTTATCTTCACCGACGACATGGACTCAAACGTAGCCCGTGTCCTTATTGAATTACAAAAGAACGAGAAGCGCAGCATCAATATCCTTATCATCAAGTCTCCTATACTGTGGAAGTCCTATGTATTTGAGGATTTCGCTAAGGTAACAGGTGCAACCATCATTGAAGACTCTACTGGAACATCTCTAGGAAATAAGTTCCGGCTCGATTGGCTTGGTACATGTGAAACAATCATCTGTGACAAAGAGGAAACCACCGTTATTGGTATCAAGGATATAAGTGACCACATCAAAGCTCTTGAGGAAGAGAATACCAGCGATTCGAAGCTGCGCCTCTCATGGCTTACTACAAAGACTGCCATACTCAAATTGGGGGCAAAGAGTGAGACAGAGCTTAGTTATCTACGATTAAAGTGTGAAGACGCTATCTTTTCTTGTCGCTCAGCCTTGAAATATGGTGTGGTAGCGGGTGGTGGTGTTTGCCTAGCAAATGCAGCTATGAAAATGCCGGATACGATAGGGGGTAAGATACTTCATTCAGCACTTCTCACTCCAATGGTTCAAATATTGAGAAATGCTGGAATTAAAGAAGTTCCCTCACATGAAAATGAAACAGAGTCATGGGGAATTGATGCAAGCAATGGGAAATCCGGTGACATGTTTGAGGCAGGAATAATAGATTCAGCTGCAGTGGTTCTTGGTGCAATTAGAAATAGTCTTGGTATCGCTTCAACACTCCTCACCACATCAAGTGTTATCATCCTCCCTCCCAAGTCAACCGATGAGCTACTGGCTCAAGCAGCAATGAAAAACGTAGGATTCATGTAATTATGTATAAACGCTGCCCCGTCTGCCATAAAGATAAACTCTGGTTTCGAGTAAAGAAAAGGTCGTATCTTGACATCAGAGTCCACCGTGACCCCATTACTAGTGATAATGAAATATGTAAAAGCTGCTTTCAGGATGTTCGGTTCGCAGTTCTTAGAAAACCCAGCTTGAAACATTTTATTAAGTATCGTAGAATAGTTATATATAACCTATGGACATTAATTCGACAAAAAAGCTTGCAAAGCATATCTTCCGTCTTCTCAAGGTCAACGAAATCGTCTTCCCTATCGGAAGAACAAACAAAGGAAACCTTGGTCTAAAGTTCACTGAATCAAGCGAAGATTTTGAAATATACCTTGATGCTGTTCCCCTTCCAGTAAAGGACACCCTCAATGACGAGAACAATATCGACCTCAAGAAGATGTTAGAGAAGTATTGGTTTGAAGACAATAGAACGCAAATCATGTCCAGCTACGGTATGCAGAAAGCACAAAAGATTATAGGCGATACGTCTATAGTTAAGACTGAGTCAAAGAAACAGCGAGGTCGTCCCAAGGGAAGTAAGAATAAAAATGGCAACATTGAAACAAAAACAAGCGGCAAGTAGAATCGTCATATTAGATTCGAAGTCTTTAAGGGCTAAGGAAATCTTTGACAAAAGAACTCCGGCGGTCTACATCATTCGATGCATTGATTGGTATAAGATAGGTATATCTTCAATGGGTATAAACAGCAGAATTAAAGCAATGAAGACAGGAAACCCATTCCCGATAATTCCTGTATATGCTATCCATACGAATAGGAACAAAGAACTTGAAGAAGCACTTCATAAACACTTTAAAGACCGTCCTAAATATCGGGAATGGGTTAGACTTGAGTTAGAAGACGAAAAGAGAATTGATGAGTTTGTGGATAATTTCCTATATGGCAAAGAAACTAACTCCTAAGCAAAAGGGATTTGTAAGAGATTATCTCCAAACGGGAAATGCAACTCAGGCAGTTATGAGAAATTATAATGTAGACAAACCTGAAGTTGCCGCTTCGATAGGAAGTGAAAACCTTAGAAAACCGAATATAATGGGGTATATTGAAGATAAGTCTGAAAGAGCAGCAGAAATAATATATGACATAGCAGAAAATGGGGAAGGTGATGTTGTGCGACTCAATGCTTCAAAAGATATTCTTGACAGAGCAGGTTACAAGCCAACCGAGAAGACATTGAACCTTAATTTGAATGCCGAAATAGAAATACGAGAAGAGCTTAAAGACCTAGCAAATGGATTACTCGAACGTCAACGACAGTGATATCCTAGCGGCGGCTGAGTTGTTTCCGTCACTATGGGCTATAAAACATGGCATCAAGAATGAAGCAGGTCTCCCCATTGAGTTCAAAGACCATAAGTTCCTCATAGATATCATCAATGACATGTCACCTCTTCAGTGCGTTCTAAAAGCGCCGCAAGTAGGAATGACAACGACAGAGATTATCAAATCATTCTATGTTGCAAAGAAGTTAGGCAAAGCAATCATCTACACGCTTCCAACCGATGCAGATATAAAGGATATGGCGGGTGGAAAGGTAAACCGCATCATTGCGCAGAACCCTATTCTAAGCGATTGGGTGAGTGACCATGACAGTGTTGAACAGAAGGCAGTGGGTGATTCAATCATCTACTACCGTGGCACCTGGACTCAAAAGGCAGCGATGATGGTCTCATCGGACCTTAACATTCACGATGAAGTAGACGCGTCAAATGCTGATGTTATTACACAGTATGAAACACGTCTCATG